TGCGTATCTTACGTGTATTTGGAGATTAAAATGGGTTTAGCATCACACTTTGGTCCTTGGAGACTTGGAACCGTACCTAACACAACTGGCACAACTGCTGGTACTATTCGTAACATGGGTGCAACTATTGTTGCTCAGAAAGCGGATATTGCTTACGGCACTACTTCAGGCACAGCTTTTGTAATCCCTGCAGGTGCAACAATCACTGGCGTTGCATTGTATTCTACAACTGCTTTTACTGGTACATCCCCCACACTTACAGTATCCGTTGCGGGCACTGCTGTTACTACCGCAAATGCGCTAACTTCTGGAACTGCGTTTAACGGTTCATTAGCTTTGGCTCAAACTGCTGGTGCAGCAGGCGTATTAAATAACGTAGGCTCTACTGACGCTTCAGTAACATATGCTATTGGCGGTTCATCTTTATCAGCTGGTGTAGGAACTATTGTTGTATCGTACATGGTTAACTTATCAGACGGTACTTATAACCCAACATCGCAAACTGCGTAATTAGTCTGTGGGGGAGTCTATCTCCCCCCTTTTAAATAGGAGATTAGTTATGAGTATGCAGTATGATGTCAAGAGTGCGCACGCAAGTGTCGCTGGTAGTTTATATGGTAGTCGAGTGCGGCTTAAAGGTTTTGTAGTAACTCCAGCAGCTAGTACAGCGTCTACAATTACGTTTAAAGATGGGAGTTCGTCAGGAACTACTCTATGTGAAATAGACATACCTTCTAACACAAACCCAATTCCGTTTTATGTGGCTATTCCTCAAGAAGGTATTTTATTTCAAGATGGGGTTTATATGGCTCTTAGCGCGGCTGTAACCGGCGTGACTATCTTTTACGGGTAAGCCATGATGGACGACCAAATTAAACTTGCAGTTCATGAAAACGAGATTAAACACTTGCAAACTGATATGGACAAATTGGTTAAAGATATGGAAGAACTTAAAGCTTCCGTTGCTGAGATAAGCAAAACTCTTTCAGAAGCTAAAGGCGGATGGCACGTTTTAATGGTTATGGGTGGTGCAGGTGCAGCTTTTGGTGGTTTAGTTGGCTGGGCGTTTGAGCACTTCTCAGGTAAATAAGATGGCAAAAAAAGCCCCAGTATTAGCAGTAGGCAGAGGTGAGAAGCTCCCTGTTTCTAAAGGTGCAGGTCTTACAGCCAAAGGTAGAGCCAAATACAATGCGGCGACTGGCTCTAACTTAAAAGCACCCGCACCAAACCCTAAAACGAAGAAAGATGCAGGGAGACGTAAGTCTTTTTGTGCGCGTATGGCAGGGGTTCCAGGACCTATGAAAGATGAAAATGGTAAGCCAACTCGTAAGGCGGCTTCTTTGAAAAGGTGGAATTGTGGCTCCTAGTGTATCTCGTGCGCAACATAATTTAATGGCGATGGTTGCAAATAATCCAAAAGCAGCTAAACGCGTAGGTATTTCAAAATCAACAGGTGAAGAATTTATGAAAGCAGATAAAGGTAAAAAGTTTGGTAAAGGTGGTTTAGACTCAATCTTCAAAGGTAAAGAATCATACAGCGAAGAATTGAAAGAAGGCAAAGCCATTAAGTCAGGTAAGATTTCTCCACAGCAATATGCTAAAGGTGAGAAGATGGAAAAAACTAAAATGAATAAAGGTGACAAAGCACCGCCTAAAGCAATGGATATGGGTTCAATGGGTATGAAAAAAGGTGGGATGGCTAAGTGTATGGCTAAAGGCGGCGCGGTTAAAGCTGATGGTAAAGCCATTCGCGGTAAAACCAAAGGACGGTTTGTGTAATGCAAACCAAAGACTACCCAGCTAAAGGATTCCCAGCGTACCCTAACGCTAAGGGCACAAAACCCGTGAAAGCGAAAAAAAAGCAAGCAGAATAGGTTAAATTATGGCACCAAATACGTTAGAAGGAATCAGAGAGGCTCTTAAAAAAGCTGGTTATCCTGTGAAAAATGATCTTAGCCCAGCGCTAATAAGTGAGTGGGAAAAGCACTTTATTCCTGGTGTTGATTACACCGCTTATTTTGATGCCTTAATTAACGCGGCTAAAGCTGAATACGGTGATAAAGACCCACAGGTCAGTCACTATGTAGCGCAAAAAGCAACGTGGGATAAATGGTCTAAAGATCCAACTAACGCGACGCTAACAGGTGTAGACCTGTCTAATTCAGGTGGTAAGACATATACTGATCTAGCACAGCAAGCGAATACAGTTAAACAAATCCTAGCAGATCAAACAAAAGCACTTAACGATGCAGTTAAACTAGGAACAGCAGCAACTACATTGTCTTTATATGGCACTGGAACTGCAGATAAGCCCGCTAAAAACAGCATCGCTGCTAATTACAACGCCGCCCAAACAGCGCTAACAAAGGCTCAAGCTGCGGTAGCTAAAAAAGATACACCTAATGCGCAAGCTGCTTTAACAAAAGCCCAAACCGCTTTTAACACAAACAAAACAGCCTTTGATACGGCACAGCAAATTATTACAGAGAACGCTAAAGGTAGCTTAACACCAACAGAAAAAGTTATTATTGGTGCATACGATGACTATCTAACTAAAGCTTACAACCCTTATACTAATTTGCTGTCAGGTACAGTAATACCCGCAGGTGGTACGCAAGCAGATGCAACTAAAGCGTCAGTAGATAAGGCGCTTGAATTTTATAAAGCCAACGGTTACATGCCTACAGTAGATTCGGCTGTTTTGGGTCAAGTGCAGACAGCAATTAGTAACTATGAACAGCAAAAAATAAAAGACAAGCAGCTTGAAAAAGCGCAAGCTGTCGCGGCGGCTAGCCCAAAAGAAATTGGGCAGACACAAAAAGACATTTCAAACTACAACGCTCTTATTGCTCAAGCCGCTAAAAACGCACCTGTTGTGGCTGATTCTACGGCAGATGTACTTAAAAAAATGAACGCAGCTAAAGGCGAAACAACTCAGGGTATGGGTATGCCAGACATTTTAAAACGTACTGGTGCTCAAGCAGGTGTAACGCCACCTCAGGCTCAACAAAGTCAAGTGCCCCAGTTAGGGCTTAAGTTGTCTCAAGACTTTAATACACGCATGACGCAGCAAGACTTAGCGGCGCAGCAACAACTACAACGCCCAGGCACTTACGCGGCAGGTCAATTTGACCCATTCTATAGTGGGTACTTAGGTGTAGGTAATAACTATGCAACTCAAGATTCACCTATGTTGCCTGGGGGTATCTGGGCTGGTGGTCCACAAGTAATGACGCCTTCTAAGGTTGGGTTTGGTATTCAAAATGCCTATGACCCTAATGCATATAGCGCCGCTGATTTAGCAGCTAAACCTGTTAACCCTAGTACAGTTGTGGGAAAAGCCGCAGGTGGTTATTTAGATGCTCAGTCTGTAGGGCAAGGCAACCAAGCGTTGCAGCAACAACCACAGCAGCAGAACAATCAGTTAGGGTTAGCTTCTATTCCTAATATGTCACAGTACACTAACTACACAAACAACCCAGGTATGATGTCACCCACCCAAAATACAGATGATGGCGGTGTAGGTGGTATATCTGTTCTAGGGCAAACTAACCCAATGTGGTAACAAATGGCTACATCAGGAACAACAATATTTAACCCCGATTTATCTGAGATATTTGAAGAGGCTTTTGAGCGTCTTGGATACGACAGAAACGGCATGCCTTTTGAGCTGCGTAGTGGGTATGATTTAAAGACAGCGCGTCGAAGCCTTAACTTACTGCTTGCAGAGTGGGCTAATCGGGGTATCAATCTTTGGACTGTAGACTCTGGAGAAATTCCTTTATTAGCAAATCAAGCCACTTATGACCTACCTACAGATACTGTTGATGTAGTAGACCATGTTATTCGCCAATACAACGATACGCAAAACCAAACGGATATTACGATTAATCGTATCTCTGTCATAACGTATGCCACCATACCAAACAAACTCACCACTGGTCGTCCTATTCAGGTCTATGTGGATAGAAAAACAACAACACCTACCATTACGGTATGGCCTCTACCTC